ATGAGTCTTTTGCTCGGAGATGGGCATATCGAGTTCGGATAGCAGAGTTTTGTATGACTGAGCAACTGCTGCATTGGCGATGACTATATCATCTCCAAGTATGACGTAGCGCGTGAAATGGGCAATGCCCACTCTCATAGCAGCTACACGTACAAGGACATGATGAGTCAAAGCCATTGCTGGCCATGATGAGTATGCGCCCATTGGCTGTCCGGCGGCATAAGAAACCGACGGATTACCCTTGGACGAGTACTCATACCCAACAAGGATATGTGCCCAGGCATTCGCAAAATCCTCGTCCACAACATGACTAATTACCCGTCGCTGTAAGGCGATTGGCATACGGTCAGTTGCGTTCGAGAGGTCTAACGAATGCAGTGGAGATAGAGAGGCGATCCAAGTAAAAGCGCCTTGATCAAAAGTCCCATCCACCTTTCCGAGTCTACGGAGCACCTGGTTAAGGTGATCATGTAGAGGACGGAGAGCGGTTTGAGACCAATAATCAAGGATAGCGATTACTCGGGTCTTTCCCTCTTTATCGGGGAAGTAAGAAATCTTACGGAAAGATTTCGTCTTGGGAGGGAAAAGCGTGGCTCATATGCTCGCTAAGCTTAGTTCGCCGAAACGGCCTAGCAATAGAGCATCTATAACCTTGCCCAGCCTCGGACCTCCAACGACTCGTATACAATCGAGAAGTTGTTGAGGTAAGAGGGTAAGCTCAGTTACAGATGTCAATATTGCCTGTCCCAACGGACCTGACTTAGTTGACATATGAAACCTTCGCCATCTCTTCTTCATCGGGGTGACCTTCAATTGCCTCAACGCATGAGAGAGTTCCTTTTCCGTTATGGAATCGGTTCCCTTTCACGGTGAGATAATTGGCGTAATATCCAGGTGGGGACTAAGTTTTATTCCCCTCAATGACACTAAAAGTGTAAAGAGGAGTCTAATACCGTCCTTACTAGATATTAGCACTTTCTGGTCGGTTAACCAAACTGGTCAACCCTCCTTAAGTGCGACACCTTCGATTGCGTCCAGTGGGTGTCCTGTAATGTAACGAGTTACAGCAAGTCGTGAAGTTTTCACATACTTGACTGTTCAAGTTATACCACGTTCATCCACCAGACGTAAGACGGTCTTAAAGTAAGACCTTACTAGACCTCCTTCTAATTTCATTAGCT